CATTCCAGATGTCGACCAATGGATAGATGACTTGGAAGCGGACATGGAAGTTATCGCAGAGTGGACCGACATTCTTCGCGACAATAACAACTAATAATCTGGTGCCCGATTTTACGCTGGTTTTCCTGTTTAACAGCGCAGATGGGTTAAATGGCTAGTTCCATTCTCTAAACTAAAATCTAGCAGCAGCCAGAGTCCACCCTAGGAGGTAGAATGAAGCTAATCGTGATGGTTGATTGTACAGAATTTACACCCTTAGGAGCTATAGACGCAATCAATAGAGACGAGGATATTATGACGGAAGTCTGGAAAGGTATCCAAAAACAGTTAGAAGAAAAGGGTTATAAGATAATCACTCTTTCGGTAGAGGAGTATAAGGAGAAGTAAGTTATGAAAAAACCAGTAGCTGAAGTGAATATCAAAATATTTAAAAAGGGCAGGAAATACTGTGGTGAAACCAAAATTGGTATGAATTCTGATGATCCAGAATTAGTTTTAGCTATTTTAAAAGCTCTTGATGACATATCAGCTAGATTTGCTAAAGACAGCGCAAAGGAACTAGCGAAAGATATTTTGAGAAATATTTTAGAAGACGAAGACCTAGAGGAGCTTTTTAAGGAAGATGAAACGATATAAGCTGCGTAAAGATACGCCAACCATCAAGGCTGGCACAATTTTTGAAGAAGTAGTTAGTGATTTTGATGGAGCGAAAGAGCTAGCGCGAATTACACCAGTCGGAGCCAAAACTAATCCACAGTGGACGATTCGAGATATTGATAATTTTGATGAGTGGTTTGAGGAAGTCGAAGAGCCGACAGACAGTATTCACTGGAATCCTATGATTGGCGAAAAATGTTTTATTCTTGAGAATGCCAATATAATACCAACACTTTTCACTGGAAAGCTACGTGATTACAATGCTTGGCGTACTGGCAAAGTATTTCGCACCGAAGAAGAGTGCGAAAAAGCCATCGACCGTGAACTAGCCGAGGTTAGACTACGCCGAACCTCAACGTTTAAGCCAGACTTTGAGAATGATAATGGTGGGTGGATTGTCTACTATAGTTACAAGACTAAAAGCCTTTTCACATATAGAACTAGCTCTAATAATGCTGGTGAGCCTGTACATTATAGAACTGAAGAAGAAGCTGAAAAATCCATCAAAGAAAACAGAGAAGACTGGCTAATTTATTTTGGAGTTGAGGAGGAAATATAATGTCAGCAAATAAATTCAAAGTCGGCGATAAAGTCAAAGTTCGCAAGGGGCTTGTCGTAGATAAGTCTTATGGCGGTGTGCGTTGCAACCACACTATGGCAAGAATGGGTGGCGAAGTGCTCACAATTAATCGCATAGCCGACAGCTATTACGATGTCGACGAGTATGGCTTTTGCTGGTCAGACGAAATGCTCGAGCCAGTAGAAAAGACACTAGACAACCTCTGCAGAGGCGACATGATTCGCGATAGTCATGGTGACACCAGAAAGATTTTAGCAGCATTGGATGGCTGTTATCTATTAAACTACGGAGGGAATGAAGATGCAACTGGTGACTGGTACACAGTGGCTGAATTGAAAAAACTAGACTACCAGGTATTTAACCCAAACAGCCCAAAAGCCACCATCGAAATAGACGGCAAAAAGTATGACAAGTCTGATGTCGAAAAGGCAATTAAAGACCTAGAGCCGATTGAATAACCATTGACCTACCATACGTCAATAAACTGGGTGAACATTAAATCAACCGGGTACAAATCGTATCCTGTAGAAACCAATTTCCCCACTTGGGAAAAATGGTTTAGAACATTAACATCTCAACCGTATAACTGGATAGACAATTGTAGCTTAACTGGTAAAGCCGCACTGCAGCACGTGTACGTACGCAAAGGTGGTTCAAGCCCACCCGATTGTCTATTCAACTGGACAGATGATATGCACTGGGGCTGCCACCTTTTGTAGTTCCGTTGAGGTGAAACGTTGCTCGGCTTTTCTAGCGAGCTATGCAACGTGTATCGTCTGTTCAACTGGCAACATAATCTGAGGAATAAAGCTGGGTTCCCGAACGGGAGTAAGTCTAAAAGACGAGAATTCCTTTGCTCCATGGTGGTGTTGCCAGCTGGCTATATAAGAAATATAAGAAATATTGGACTGCGAAAGTAATCGTAGCGGGTGTCGATAGCCTTTATGCTGCTAATTCCCTCACATTCGAGGAAATTAAAACTCAGCAAATCATCACCTTATATAGCCGATACTGGCAATAGTTGAAGCATCTGCCGTAACGAGACAGCTCTGCGTGCGAGGTTGTGTACCAAAGTGTTAGCTTGACCGTCAGGAATTAAAAGAAGCAACCTTAAAGTATCCACCGCTCTTGCCAGTACCAGTTATGCGGTTGAATACAAGAATAATAAGGAGAACTTATTCATGAAAGTAAATAACAACAGCAACGGTATAGGTTTTGTCGGTGCACTAACTATAGCATTTGTCGTACTTAAACTAATGAAGATTATTGATTGGTCGTGGTGGTGGGTATTATCACCATTGTGGATATCTACGCTTGTGATGATAGTCGTGATTGCTGTAGTTTTCTTGGTTATTTGGCTGAAGGAAACTAAAAGAGGATAAATTGTCGAACGCCAATAAACTACACGGTTTTGTGTAGATAAGGAGGATTATAATGGCATTGAAAAATTACACAACTAGCATATCTGTTGAAAAAACACTGAGCGAGATTCAAGGCAAGCTCGCCTATGTTGGCGCAAAGCGTATTATGACCGAGTATGACGATACAGGCAATGTTGTCGCTCTTAGCTTTCAATTGGAGCTCAATGGTCAACAATTGGCATTTAGCCTACCTACCGACTGGCGGCCAGTTGCTCAAGTGCTAGAGCGCCAGCGTGCTGTGCCAAAAAGTCGCCTTGAAGAGCAAGCACGTCGTACAGCCTGGCGCATTACTAAAGATTGGGTAGACGCTCAAGTGGCTATCATAGAAACGAAGATGGTAACGACGACGCAAGTATTTTTGCCATATACAGTCACTAGCTCAGGTAAGAGTTTATATCATAAATTTTTGGAAGATGGACATCTGATGATTGGAAGCGGTGATATCAACTAAACCACTAATTTTATGGACATAGAGAAAGGAGATGTCAACATGAATAGAAAACTGGGAGACGTTTATGTACCAAGAGCTGTTCCAGTTGGCACTAAAATATGGTTTGGTTCAGAAAGACATGGCTATACAGTTAGAGCGTCTAATACAGCATTTGCAATTTTGACCAAGCCCTTTAACGCTCAAAGAACAGTATTGTACACAATTATAGACTGGGAGCTTGGCATACGTGGTCCTAGTAATCTAATCTTTAATATTGGCGCAGAAACCGATGAGCAGTGTTTAGAGCTGTTGGACATGCTTGCTAGCGGCGAGATCGAAGTGAGCTCGCGGCGCTGTGTCAAATTAGACATTTCAAGAGGAAAAATAGATTTGCAATCATGGCGGAAAGGAAGACCAATGATTTACGAAGCAAAGGATGCACTATGAAATACACAACTCGTACCGATAAATCATGTTATTGCCACACATGCGATAAGGACTTTCACTACCTCGGCATCAATCGTCATGTAGCAATGCACCGAGATAAACGACAGCGCTGTAAAGTCACTTATACTTATGGCAACACTCGCACATATTCTTTTGATGAGCTGAAAAAGAGAGATAATCAACCAACAGTTAACGAAAATAACAGAGGTGAGAATGAAGTCTGATTACGGGATGCCGGATAAAGAAACGATATGGTTTGTAGCAGCTCTGGTGGTTATCGGAGTCGTATTTCTAATAACCGTAGCTGTCTATGCAGATGAAGCAGCCAGGCGAAGCATTGAAGTAACAAATACTGAAGCTCGCTGTAAATCTGCAGGTGGCGAGATGGGTTACTCAAAATGTTTTAAGGATGGAAAGGAAATATAGCGTGGAAACATTTGAACTATGTAAAAAACTATATGAGTTAAAGCCTGATTGGCAAACCTTTGGCAGTTACATCATTAAGTTTAAGGGAGATGAACCGCGTATAGAACGTGACAACATCCGACGAACTTGTCATGATTGGGCGCCAGAATATACATTAGAATATTTATTGGATAAGTTGCCGAATATTATTGACGGCTATTCTGGTTTTGGCACATTAGCACTATCTACTAGGCAAGGGCAATATAGGAATGGTTGGCTAGCACTCTATGAGGATGATGAAGGATACGCAGTAGACGATAATCTAGCTTGTGCCGCACAAGCCCCGCTAGACGCTGTATTAAAACTAGCCATAGTAATGGCAGAAAAGGGATTGATATAGAATATGATATTAAAGAATATATACGAGGAAGATTCTGTTCTGATAATCATAGGGATAATAATCCTAGCGTGTTTTATATTCTTCATCAATAAAATGGGAGAAAATAATCCCATATTATCTAGGGATGAAATTTGTCAAAAATATTTTGGTAAAGACTATGTCTGGAGTAGCGGGTATAAAAGTGCAGATTTTTGTGTAGACAGTTCAGGAATACCAAAATACCCTAAAACTTGGAGGGAGAGAAGATATACAAATGGGAAGTAATAAAAATTCAAGAGAACCAAAAGAAGTACCTAAGCTAGTATTTCCGTGGGCAGCCGAGGACGGCTATTTCAATGGTGATATGTTTGAAGACTGGCTCAATTCAGAGCTCGATCCTGACGATCCATACTTTAAGCTGCAGCGAATGATTAAAGCCAGAGAGACGGCTATTTATGGCCAGTTCGTAGATGAAGCTACCAGGATATTAAAAAAATCAGTGTTGGATAGAGGGAGTGTCTAATGATTTACGAAGTCAAAGTTCGAGTAGTGCAGGAGGGCACTGTCTTTGTCGAAGCTGAAACTCAAGAAGAAGCCAAAAAGGCTGCCACGAGTGATAGTGTTGTATCGAAGTCAGGTTTTGCAGACACTATAGAGTACTACGCTGATGAGATTTATAACGCTGATAGCACTGTTGACAGAGCGAATAATAAAATTGTCAAGGCGGAGGATGTGCTATGACAAACAATGGGTACTATCCTAAAAAGCTGATTTACGTTAGTAATGGTGGCTATAACACCAAAGCAATACTAGTATCTTCGCCAGACGAATACGCCGATGTAATGCTAGAAACCATAAGACTTGGTGACGGCGTCTTTGAAGACAGATACCGTCAAGTAGCCGCAGCTTGTGGAGCGGAGTTTATCAATATTAATAACATCGAAGTCATAGAGACCGATCAGCCGACAAGTAACGAGGGTGAAGATGACAAAAAGTAATAGCGAATCAGCCCAAACTGCTGTAATTGCTTTTCTGAGTCTATTAGTTTTTGCCCTACTGCTTGGGCTAAGCTCCAGTATAAGCAGCTACGATTTTGACAAGCAATCTAAGCTATCTGCTCGCGCTAAATTAGAATGTGTAGATCGGTATTGCGACCTATTGGATTTCTTAGTTCAGGAGGAGCGATTAAAGGCTGTTGCGTTAGAACTGTCGATTATTCTTGACGAAAACACGGATGATAAGCATCTTCGTAAAGCGTTGGAAGATAGTATGATACGCACCAGCGCCTCCCTCAAGATTTTATATGATAAGCGTAGCGCATTAGAGAGAGGGCGTAGGAATAATTAAAACGAGCAATATGTACCGCGCAAGGACAAGAGATGGTTTTGGAGGAAGGAAGAATAAATAATGCAAAGAGAAAGGATTATAGTAGGTTTTCGCCCATCAAGCAGACTATCATATTTTTGTATGAAAATTTATTTGGAAGGATAAACCATGAACCGAAATAACACAACTATAGTATGCGACAAGTGCGGAAGAACCTTAAGCTCTCGTGGCATGTACGGATTTGCTCATCAATGCAGAGGGCTGATAAGAGAAACAAACGAGCGCTTTAAGAAGGCTATTGCTTTTGCCGGCACCAATAAGGAGATTCGCGAAGCGCGTGAGGCGCATGATTATGCTAATACCATTTATAGCCCTATGTCCGCATTCTGTAGACTATCATCCCGCACTTACTATCCTCCCAGAGATTATCCTAGAATATTAAGCTAAAAAGAGACCGCGTAAAGCGGTCCTTTTAAAAAGATAATACGCCCAACGAGTGAGCGGATTAGAGCTTATCGCAACCAAAACCATAAGCAAGGTTGGCTGCTTATCTAACTGTCTTTGGTATAACAAAGGTAAGTACGTATGTCAACACTTTTTGTAAACTTTTTGAAATAATCTTTACAATGTTTATGTTTTCTAGTATATTATTAGTTATAAGTGGGTTCTAGCTATTATATTCTGCAGCGCGAGGATATTAATGGCAAAAAAAGTCTCTAAGGTCGAACCTAAATCTCCTAAAACACCCCTAAAGAAAGCGCCAAAGAAAAATGGACGCCCTTCAAAATATACCAACAAATTAGCGGACAAGATTTGTAAGATGATTGCTCAAGGGCAATCGGTCCGTTCTATTTGTTCAAAAAAGGATATGATCTCAATGCAGACGTTTTTTCGCTGGCTACGAGAAAATGATAAGTTTCGTGAGCAATACGCGCACGCGTGTGAGGAACGGTCGTATATGCATGCTGAAGAGATTATAGAGATTGCTGATGACGCTACCAATGATTATATGGAGCAGCATGATGAATCTGACGAACTAACAGGCTATAAACTGAACGGTGAAAATATACAGCGATCACGCCTGAGAATCGATACCCGTAAGTGGTTGATGTCTAAACTAAATCCAAAAGTTTACGGCGACAAACTGGACATGACAACAAATGGTAACGATATAGGAGTGACGCTAAGTGCAAGCCAAGCCGAGCAGCTGCTTAACGCCAGAGCAAACAGTCGGGATTCTTAGAGAAATTGCCGAGAACGGTTCATTTGCTGAGTACTGTATTGCTATTGATCCGAAATATCAGCTGGAATGGTTTCATGCTGAGATTGCAAAGGAGTTGGAGCGTGGCTATCGGCGGCTAATGGCAGGTGAAGATGTTCGTCTGATGATATTCATGCCTCCACGACATGGCAAAAGCGATACGGCCACGCAGAAGTTTCCATCATGGGTGTTGGGCAAGAGCCCAAATATTCCAATTGTCGTATCATCATATTCTGCTGAGCTAGCCACCGACTTTGGACAAAAAACTAGGGATATAATGCAGTCAGATACGTACAGTGCCATGTTCTCAACACGACTACGTGCAGACGCTCGTGCGAAAGGTCGCTGGATTACCAAGGAAGGCGGCGGATACACCGCAGTTGGTGTTGGCGGTGCATTGACCGGACGAGGCTTTAAGATTGGTATTATCGATGACCCATTCAAAAACCGAGAAGAAGCAGATAGCCCAGTAATCCGTGAAGCCCGCGACGGATGGTATAAATCTACCTTCTCAACACGCGAAGAAGGCAACTCGATGATTGTGTTTATCTTGACGCGTTGGCACGACGACGACCTGGCCGGCCGTGTACTCAAAGCGTCGCGAGAGGCAAAAGCTCGTGGTGAAGCATATGACGACTGGAAAATCATTGAATACAAGGCTATCGCCACTGAAGACGACGAACATCGCAAGTCAGGCGAAGCTCTATGGCCAGCAAAGTTTTCGCTTGAGAAACTGTTAAAAAAGCGTGCCGAAATGGGAAGCTATGAATTCTCAGCACTGTACCAGCAAAACCCAATCGATGAAGAGAACCGCAAATTCAAGCAGGCATGGTACAAATACCGCGAATTCAGCAAGGTGTTGCAACTTGATACCCGCAACGTCATGACTATCGACCCGCGCGGTAAAGATGATATTGATCAAGGCACCGACTACATCGGTATCACCCTCAACTTTATCGACCGCGAAGGCAAATGGAACGTGATATGTTACCGCACGAAGCTATCCGCAACCGACCTAATCGACCTGATGTTTACTAACTGGAAGCGGTATAACCTACACAAGATCGGTATTGAAGACAACCAGTTTACCCAAGCTCTGAAGTCTGTTTGGGAAGAGGAGATGGTACGTCGTGGTGTCTATATGGATGTCGAGCTACTAAAGCACGGTGGCCATAGTAAGGCGTTACGTATCGAAGCCCTAGTTCCACGATACGAGCGCGGCGGCATCTACCACATTAAGCATGGTGACACGAATTTCTGCAAAGACCTAGAAAGTGAACTCAGCATGTTTCCGAAAGCCACCAACGATGACGCAAGCGATTCATTAGCATATCAAGTACAGCTGGCGCAGCGCCCAGAGGACGACGTCGGCAGCGGCGAATCGTATAATCAATCGCTTGCGGACAGAGACGTAACAGCAACATGGAATTAAGGAGGGAATTATGAAAAAATTTGTACCAGAGTTTGGCAAAGTCAAAGAGAAAAAACAGCTTAACGAGAACACGACGGTTGAAGTTGAGAAAAACTATCAGAATAGTAGTGTCATCGGCACAAAATTGCATTACGAAGAACGTTTTCGCGTTGGGTCTATGGCGG